TCTACGACTGCCCGACCTGTACCGAGGCGTCTGCGGCGTCCTGGACTGTCTACCTGTCGAGGTCCGCCCGCGACGAGGAGACGCCCGAGTGGCGGTCCCGGCTGACCGAGGCCAACGTCCGGCTGCGCCGTACCCGGGACGAGCATGCTCGGAGCATGATGTGAGAGGCGTCTGGCTGGTCCTCGTGGCCATCCTCACAGTGGAGAGCATCCAAAGCGCGGGCGCGGTCGCGGTATTCAGGGTTCGGAGCTCGGACGGCGGCCGGTTCTTCGTGCTGGTCGATCGTTGGGGCAATAGCGACGATCTGGGATGCTCGGGTTTCGAGTCGGAAAGCTTCGGCAATCCGGAGCTCTTGGCCAAGGTGGCGCGGATGCAAGGTGACGCGTCATGACTGGGCGCAAGGTGGCCGCGTGGATTTGTCGTATCAATGGCGCGTACCTGATCGGGTTTGACAACTCGGACGGCTACCTGACCGAATCGGAAATGTTCAGTGCCGCGAGCAGCTTGCAACGTGCAAAGCGGGTGGCCGTTCGCGACGCGACCGAGATGGGGTGGCAAGGTCCGCACCGATGGGAGCAGAACGGCTTGCTTTGGCAGCTGAGGATGCGGCGCGGCGATGACGACGATTGAGCTCCCCCTAGATCAGATCACGGGAGAGAACTATCGGCCAGAGGATGCGGACCATATCCGCGAGCTCGCGGCCAAGATTGATCGGCAGGGATTCCGAGCAGATCGATACGGCGCGGTCGAGGTGGCCGCGCGATCCGATGGCACCTATGAGCTGCTGTCGGGTTTTCACCGGTCGGCCGCGTGTCGGCTCTTGGGGCTCGCGACCATACCTGCCGTGATCGTGCCGGCTGAGAACGAATCTGACAGGATCCTGAGTCAGCTGGACGGCAACGGCCACCGTATGGATGCGCCCATCTGGGCTGAGGCTGAGGCGTTCGGCCGGCTGATCGATCTGGGGGAGAGTCCCGAGGTTATCGCGGCGGTACTTGGCAAGTCCGCGGCCTACGTGGAACGTCGGCTCGGTCTGCTCAAGCTTGATCCCGCGGTGCGGCGCTCGGGGCTCGGGTTTGTTTGGACGGATCCTCTGCACGGGATCCCGTGGCCCGCACAGCGTGAGCTGTTGCGGCGGCAGTCCGAGCTCTCGCGAGCCCAGTGGGAGCAGGTGTGCCGGCAGGCCAGGGAGGATGCGGCAGAGGTCTCGGAGCTCTTCGACGGGGCATCCTTTGAGCTCACGGCCGAAGAGTGGAACGAAAAGCTGGCAGGGTACGTGGACAGGGCCCAAATCCTGCAGGCCGCGCCCGATTTGCCCGTGGTGCGGGAGCAGGTGCTGGGCCTGGCAGAGGTTGCGGAGTACCTGGGGATGTCCCGAGCAGCGATTTACAAGCGGCAGCAGCGCGGATCACTGCCGGCCCCAGATCTTGAGGTGAGCAGGGCTGATGCCTGGTACCTGTCCACCATCGATGCCTGGCGGGCAGCGTCCGACGCTGGTTGACACTGTGGGAAAGCTGGGGGAGACTGTAGGGGTGAGACCTACCGATCTCTTGGACATCCAAGCGGTGGCCGATTTGCTCGGGGTGCAGCGCGAGACCGTCGAACAGACCAGATGGCGCGGGAAGATGCCCGATCCCGATCTGTACGTGGGCAGGTCTCCCGCGTGGCGGCGGAGGACGATTGACCAATGGATAAAGGAAACAGGCCGGCTGACGGCCGATGAGCGATAAAGAGAGGAACACGCGAAATGGGTGAGTACGCACGATATAAAGGGCAAAGCATCAAAATCGGCACCTGCGAGAGCATGTATTACCTGCGTTGGGATCAAGTGGGCGACGTTCACGCGGAGTCGAACAGCGTCGATCCGATGTCCCATCGGTTTAGCCTGCGTTTCCGGTTTCCCTTCCCAGACGAGGACGGGACGCGACCAGGGGACTTTGATCCCTACGACCGCAACGTCCGCGTGTGGGGCGTGGGATTGCCGGCCGATGGCATCGACCATTACTCGGTGCAGTTCAAGGCCGGTAACGGCTATCTGCTGAGCGTGCCATGCCCCGAGCAATCAGACGAGGGCATCATTTCCCTAGACGATGGCACGGAGAAGGGTTACAAGGTCCACCGCAACGGCTACGGCGGCGCGATCGGCGTGCATTCTCAGAAGTGGGTCAAAGCCGACGAGGACGGGCCGGAGCGGCTGGTCACCGTCTGCACCTGTCGGGGTTGCGGAGCTCTCTACCGCCTGCACACGCGGGATATGGCCCAAGAGGTCGCAGACGCTCTCACTCGCTCAGACTTTGAGCGGGAGATAGCGGCCCGAATGCTGATCGGCTACCGGTAGGGCGCGGCGCGGCTTAGGTGGTCGCGCGGGGTCGGTCCGATGTCCCCCAAGATTTCCGCCGATCTTGGGACGGGCCGGCCCCGTGGGATCACTTTGTGACGGATCCCAGATTGGGGGAGAACGATGATGTTTGGACAGTGGAGCTATCGACGGGCGCTTGAGCTGGCCCAGAATCCACCCGAGCAGGCTGGTGACCCCGGCAAGTGGCGCTCGCAGCGGATCTATTCCGCGTTTCGCTGGTTCGGGCTGTACGTCATCGTGGGCATGGTGACGCTGATGTATCTCACCTGGCCGGTCGATTTCATCGGAGGGGTGACCACCGATCTCATCCTTGTGGTGGTCGTGTTGAAAGGTGTCCGGATCTGGGATTCACGGATCTGGCACGCAGAGGGATCGGACGCGTGGGATCCGATCCAAGCGTGTAACGCATCAAAGGGGCTGTGGCGCTGCGTGGGGATGGCGGGACACCTCGGACCCCATGATTTCGGGCCGCTCGATGATTGACCCGATCTGCATCCGCTGCGGCAGGTTCATGATCCAACCGATAGGGGAGGATGGTCTCACGGATCCGGTCTGGGTCCACGCGATCAGCAGGGAGGTGGAATGTCCGATCCCAATGGAGATTACCTCCGATGGCTGCGATTCTGGCTCTTTATGAAGCAAGCGACCGAGTGGTCCGCGGAAGACGAGATCGAGCTCGAGCGACGGGCCAATGCCGAGATCATGCGAGATTTGCGAAAGGAGCTGGGGCCATGAGTGAGACACAGACGGCCGCGAAGTTCATCGCGGAGATCCGGCAGGTGACCAGCTTCCCCCGGTCCACGATCGTCCGAGTGATCGAGACACGGGGGCAGGACACCATGCAGCTCTGGATGGACAACTTTCCACCGATCAATGAGGCAGCGGTGAGGCTCTTCTTGGATCATGCCGGCTGGAAAGCGGTCGGAGAGGTGACCGAGACCAGGCACGGGTGGACACAGGTAGTGGTGCCCGTCACAGGGCAGATGTAATCTGGAAAGAGACCGTAAGGAGGTCATCACATGATGCAACTACCGGCAGGACAGATCCTCGGCTTTGAGACTGAGGACGATTGGCTTCGTGCCCGACAGCGGGGCATCGGCGGATCCGACATCGCGGCCATTCTCGGGCTGAGCAAACCGGGCTTCACATCCGCGCTACAGGTTTACTACGAGAAAACCACGCCGATCGACACGCACCGCGTGAGCTCCGAAGAGATGGAGACCGCGAAGGCGTTGGAGCCGTGGGTCATCGAACAGTGGCAGAAGAGGATGCAGATCCCGGTGTTGGAGATCGGGCAGAAGGTCATCATCCAATCGGACACGTATCCATTTCTGCTCCACTCACCGGACTCGCTGGTCTTTGAGCGCGACGGGGAGGATCCGGTCGAAGGATTGGAGATCAAGACGATCCGATCCGATCGGTACTGGGATCCGATCCCTCCGTACTACATGGCCCAGGTGCAACACGGGCTGCTCTGCTCGGGTCTCGACAAGTGGAACGTGTGCGCACTGGTGAGCGGGCAGCGGCTGATCTTCCGCGAGGTCTACCCCGACAAGGAGATGATGGGGACGATCGCACTGCGAGCGGAGCAGTTCTGGAACGACCATGTAATGAAGGGGATCCCGCCCGAGCCTGATGGATCCGACAGCGCGGGCAAGGCACTGCAGCGGCAGTGGGGCAGCAGCGCCGGCACGGTGGACATCGACCCCGAGCTCTGGGAAGCGTGGGCCGATATGGATGTCCGCGTGGCACAGGACACCCGAGAGCTCAAGCGGATCCAGCAGAAGATCCAGCTGCAGATGGGGGATCATGAGGTGGCCTACGCGAACGGGGAGCGGGTCATCGACTGGAAGGTCTCGACTCGCCGGTCCGTGGATGTCAAGCGGCTGCGGGCCGAGGCACCGGACACGGCTGAGAAGTTCATGCGGACCGATACCACCCGGATGTTTCGGCCACACAGAGAGAGGATGGACGGAAATGGGTAAGAACCACCAGGCAGGCGCAACCGGCAGCGGACCCTATAGCGTGGTCTGCCCCCAAGAGGGACTGATCGCGACCGGCTTCGCAACGCTGGCCCAGGCCAACGATTTCGCGACCAGGCACGCGCTGCAGGGCTCAGGCACTGCTCAGTCCGAAGATCGACGGTGACTCAGGTACTAACGCCCCACGATTGCGACACCGTGAGCGCACACGACCCCTGGACGAACCAGACGACCTACAAGGTGGTCTGTCCCGGTTGGTGCGATTTCGTGTCCGCTGGACATCCCACGGCAGAGGAAGCCGAGGCCGTGGGGATCCTGCACCTGCTCCAAACTCGCGCATGAGCGACGGACCCCAAGAGGGCTGCTGTCGGTTCGGATCCCCGTACACCCACCGGCCGATACCGCACCTCTGTGAATGGCACCGAGCGCAGCTGGCCGATTTCCGTCAATGGCTGCAGCAGTTCAAGGATGCGACCGTCGTTATTGAACAGCTCTAGCTATTGCCTGGTGGTGGAGGCCGAGCTCCTGACGGTCAATCGGGAACGGCAGATCCACCATCAGGCGCGGGCCAAGATCGTGAAGAGGGCGCGCCGGCTGGCCCATGCGATCGCGATCGAGGAGCGGATCCCACCTCTCGGCCGAGTCGATGCCGAGTTCTGGTTCGGGCAGCACCTGTCCAAGCTGGCCGACCCCGGAGCCCACTACCCATCGGCCAAAGCCGTACTGGATGGGATCGTGGACGCCGGCATCCTTGAGGATGACGATGGCCGATTCGTGCGATCGGTCACCATGCAGGGTCCGTACCGAGCTCCCCACGATGAAACTCTCTGCATCTTGAGACCTGTCGGACAATGCCCTACACTGGAAGAGAGTCCCTGAACAGGAGGAACACGCGATGGAATCCCACAGTCTGATCGACAGCGTGACCGATGACGAGATCAAGGTTCACGCGATGCCGAGCGACCGAGTGATGCTCAAGCTCGGAGACATCTCGATCTACTTCACCCCCGAGCAGGCATCCTTTGCAGCGCGTGAGCTGCAGATCGCTGCGGCAGTGGTCAGGAAAGTGAAATGAGCTCCTTCTCGGCCAAACAGCGGGAGACCCTGCTGCAGCCGATCGCACCCCATCGAGTGGCCGACGATGGCAAAGGTCACGCCGCGCTTGAGGCATACGAGGTGATCGCCCATCTCAACCGGCTCTTCGGCTTTGAGGGATGGAGCAAGGAGGTGACCGAGCTCGCACCGGTCTTTGAGTCCGGAGAGGACCGGTGGACCGTGGCCTACCGAGCCACCGTGCGGCTCACCGTGCGGGATCCCGAGGGCAAAGAGGCCACCGTCAAAGAGGATGCTGCCGTGGGGGATGCCATCAACCAGCCGAACCGGGCTGACGCTCACCACCTCGCGGTCACCTCGGCCGTGTCCGTGGCACTCAAGCGGTGCGCGAAGGATCTCGGGGATCAGTTCGGCCTGAGCCTCTACGACAGGGGTTCATTCAACCAGACGGTCTACCGAGTGGTGCCCTATGAAGAGCAGCCGCAATCCGGCAACGGGGAGCCGTGGCAGGTGGGCGGGAGCCGAGGGGTTGGAGATCCACCACCGGCAGACCTTGACCCTGCACAGGAAGTGTCCGACCGAGCCAAGGATCGGGGGATGCCCGTCGATGCGCTGCGCGCGACTCTCGATCCCTCCGGAGCTCCGGAACCAATGCTGTGACCGGGCTCGCGTTCTGGCCCCTGGTGGTCGGCACCTCGGCCGGCATCATCGCGGCCATCCTGCTCGGTGGATTCTGGATCTTCTACCTCGGGGGGCTCTGCATCGGAGCACTGATCTGCTGGCGGATGGAGAGGAGGCTGCGCCGTGGCACAAGGTAGCTTCGGGGATCCCGAGCGCGATCGACTGATCGCAGAGCTTGAGCGGGTCAGGGCAGATCAGGACCGAGCAGCGAAGGACTACGTTGTCGTCGCGAAGGAGGTGCTAACCCTTCACCGAGCTCTGGTCTTTCTGCGTGAGACCATCGACAGTCTGCTGGATGGTGTGCATGTGGAGATGGCGCAAGCCGTGGCAGAGAAAAGGGCGTCGGCGGTTCCGAGCGAAGGCCCTGCTGATTGACGTGACGCTCGACCGGCCCACCCCCACCTTTGTCCATCCCTGCCCGTTCTATCGGCGGTACTACCAGATCCCCGGCTCGGACCCCCGAGGGGTCTGCCGGCGCGAGGAGTGCGCCAGTGAGCCCATCTGCATCACTCAGGAGCCCGAAGGAGGATGGGATCCGGACGATCTCAAGGCGAGAGGCTGGCCCGAGGCATGACGATGGCCCTGGTCCCGCTGAACACGACATGCTGCCCGGATTGCGGAGGCGACCGGATGGCTGAGATGGAGATGATCGAATGGCCGCTGCTCCGAGGTGGTGGCTACGGGGCTGCCAGAAAGACCCGTTGGCGCGCGTGCCTAAACCGGTGCGGTTGGACAATGAAGCGTGAGGTCTCCGAGGTGAGTCCAAGGCCATGACCAAGGTGATGTACGACGCCACCTCTCCGAGGTCGATCCCGTACAACGTCCCACCTCCGGACTATGCGATGGGGTACTCCAACGGCCGATGGCCAAGCTTCACCCTGATGATCCTCCGGTTCCCCGATGCGGTACCGGTCAAGATTTCGGCCATCCCTGGCAAGGAGGATGGCAGCGAGCAGGGTTTCGATGGGGAGAAGGGGGATTACTCCCCTGAGCAAGCGGCCCTGGCCGCGGTCCATACGCTCGACGTCCGAAAGATCGTCCCGTTCATCTATTGCAGCTTGTCCGACTGGCCGGCCTATCAACAGGCCGTGAGGGATCTAGGGCTCGAGGTCGAACAGGTCGATTGGATCATCGCGGCCTACCCCGGCAACGGCCCGAATCTGTACCCCGGAGCCATCGGCCATCAGTGGATCGACCGCGGTACTTACGATGAATCTGTCATCGCGGACGGTTGGATCCCCGGCCGGCCGATCAGCTCGCCCCTACCACCGGAGACCGAGGACATGGACAACATCACCTTCATCCACTGGCTGTACCGATTCCTGCTCTATCGAGCTCCGGACGCTGCCGGTCTCGCGACATGGAACGCCGAGCTCAACAAAGGCGCGGCGCGCGGTGAGGTGTTCGCCGTGATCCAGAACAGCCCCGAGGGCGTGGCCGCGCTGAACGCGCAGCGCAAGTCTCTCGGGATGGGAGCTGTGTCGGCCCCCTAAGCAGCAGGGGGTGCCGCGGGAGCAGGCGGGGTCAGCGACAGATCGATGTGGACCGACACCGCGGGCCCGCCACCTCCGCCGCCAGGTGCAGGCTCGGAACCGGAGACCGTGACCTTGCCCACGCCGGTACCGGTCGCCCCTGAGGCCGTGGTGAAGCCGACGTTGATGAGGGTTTCACCGTCCGTCCCCGTGAGGTCGAAGGTCGCGTTGCCTACGCCGTCCTGACTGGCGACAGTGGCGACGGTCTCGTCCGTGACGCTGTAGGTAGCCGCCGTCACCGTGTCGGTCACGATGTTGCCGGACTCGCTCGGTCCGTCGTACAGGTTGCCGAGGGATGCGTAGACCACGACAGGGGTTGCCGTCTGGGTCGAGAGGTCAACGTCCAGCTGCTCTTCGGCCATGATGATGTCTCCTTCTCCGTTGTCGATTCCAAACAAGATCTCTGCTCGCGGGTGCCTTCTGCGCATATGGAAGTGCTGGCAGATCTCGCAGAAGTACCACATGACCAGGACAGCATTACATAAACGTGCCGAGCCATCCCGACGAAGGAGGGGTGACCCAAGTGATCGTGGCCTGTCCCCGAGCGCCGGCCCCCCCCGAGTTGATCCCGAGACACCCGCCACCGCCGCCGCCAGGTGCCGCACCCGCCAGTCCTGGCCCCGAGGATGCAGCTCCGTTTCCGCCCTTGCCTCCCGCCGAGGATCCGGTCCCGATCGTCCCGCCGTTCCCGCCCGTGACACCTGAACCGTTCGATCCCGCGGACCCCTGAGCCGCACCGCCACCTCCGCCCCCACCATTGGATCCGGTCGTGCCGGTCCCCCCGGTCCCGCCGTTGTGCGTGACGCCCGTGCCACCGATCCCGCCCACGTTCGTGTTGTTGGGCACACTGCTGCCAAAGACCGCGTTGGTGGTCGCATCCGCGTTGAACTGAGTGGTCGTCCCCGAGCCACCAGCTCCGACCGTGACCGCGTAGTTGTTGCCGGGGATGACCGGGTAGTTGGTCTTGAGTGTGTACCCGCCGCCACCTCCGCCTGCAGCCGCGCCAACCGTGGTCCGGCTACCGCCGTTGCCCCCTGGCCCCCAGGTCTCGACCTGCACCGAGGTGACGCCCGAAGGGGCAGTGAACGTGCCCGAGGTGGTGAAGGTCTGAGATGGCATCTAGGACGCCGCGAGACAGCGCCATTTCGATGTCGCCGTGTTCCAGACAAAGCCGACATCGAGCCGCGCCCCGGCCACCGTGGTCGCGGGCAGCGTGGTGGTGGAGCTCTCAAACGATGCCCCCCAGGTGATCGCCCGCGCGACGCCGTTGTCCGTGAAGGAGACCCGCATCAGATCCTCACCCTCCGGAGTGCCGGTCAGGTTTGTGGTCATCGAGGTGATGGCCGCGGCCAGACCGGTGAACGTGAACACGTCGAAGGTGTCGGTATTCATCGACGGAGTAGCGCCAGGCGCGTTCACGTTGCTGACCCGCATCTTGCGCCGACCTTGGAACTGACCGAACTGAGCATTGAACGGTTGGACGATCACGCCGTAGTGCGAGCCGTCCACAAAGGTATTCATGGTGATCCAGAAGGCCCCGTCCGGCCCTACGCAGATCCACCCGCCAGATGAGGTACCGAAGCCGAGCGGGAAGTTGGTCTGTTGCCCGATCGGAGTCAGCTTGACCAGCTGCGCGGGATGGCCAACTCCCGCACCAATATCGATGATCCACAGATCGCCACCCCCACCGGACACGATGAACTGCAAGTGCTGCACGCTGGTGAGCGTGAAGGTGGTCGAAACGCCCTGAGGAGTCACGCGGTACACGTGAGTGGTGCCATCCGTGGCCCAGATGTTGTTGTCCGGACCAACGCAGAGGTTCCCAAGAGATCCACCGACGTTGAGCACCTGCGTGGGCGCACCTTGCGGAGTGATCTTCCACACTCCACCGCTAACCCCCGAGAGGTCTGCGAACCAGAGATTGCCGTCCGGACCCGCGACGATGGCGTGCGGGTTGACGCTCGCGCCACCCCCGAGACCGGTGAACTGCGTCACTGATCCGCCCGGAGTCACCCGCCACACGGACTGTCCCGTGTCGTCCGCAACCCAGATGTTCCCGTCCGGACCGGTGCAGACGCCGATTGGTTCGGTCCCACCGCCGCCGAGCGGGATCTCCGTCGTGGCCAGTCCAGGAAGCGTGATCTTCCATACTGATCCCCGGGCCCCATCCACCGTCCACACGTTGCCGTCCGGACCGCCACAAATCGCATAGTTGTGGCTATTCACTGCCAAGTTGATCTGCGTCACCGCCCCTTGCGGAGTGAGCTGAAAGACGCAGTGATTCGTTGCATCGTTCAAGTACAGGTTGTGATCTGGTCCGAAGCAGATCCCAGTGAGAAGGTTGGACGCGGCAGGGATCGGAAAGATTTGCTGAATCGTGCCATCGAAGCTGAACCCGAAGAGCTCCGGTTGCGGAGGCACGATCCCATTCATCGGGACGATTGGGTTGCGCTGCGCATTGACCGGCGCGACACCCTGAGAGATCAGCGGGCCGTCGTTGACCGTCACCTGCGGGCCATAGGGCACTTGCGTGGTCGCCATCTCCCCGAGCTCCACGATGAAGGGCATCGCGAGTAGGCCGAACAGCGATGCCGACACCGCGACTGACGCGGCAAGGAACAGTGAGCCGTCCGGCCCGATACACGCGACGCCGGTTACAACTTCAGGGGTCACCACCGCGGTCATCACTCCAAGAGGGGTCACCCTCAGGATGTCTGCGCTACCACCCGCGCTGAACCAGAGGTTGCCGTCCGGACCGGCCACTACGCTCGTGATCGGTGTCGCAGTCGGGAACAGGGTCGCCGTACCGGACGGAGTGATCCGGACCACGTTGGCCCCGTCCACTAGCCATATATTGCTGTCCGGACCGGTACATGCCCCCTGTACCGAGGTGCCGACATACACGACCGTGAACGTGCCACTGGTGGTCACTTTGTAGAAGTTTGCGCCGTTATTCTCGTCAGAGAAATAGAGATTGCCGTCCGGACCGGCCGTAATGGTGATGCACAACGCGGTGGGGTCCGGAATGACATAGTGCGTCACGGTGCCACCGGGAGTGACCTTCCAGACTGCGGGGAGATTGGTATCCCCGAACCAGAGATTGCCGTCCGGACCGGTACACGCTCCCGATGGAGCAGCGCCCACGCCGACCGGTACTGCCGTCGCGACGCCCGCCGTCGTGATCTTCCAGACACGGTTTGTCCCGTTGTCTGCGGCCCATAGGTTCCCGTCCGGACCGGTGCAGATACCTAGGAGCAGCGCACCGGGAATGGCGAAAAACGTCGGGGTGCCACTGAGCGGGATCCGCCACACGCCATCGGTCCCGCTATCTGCGAACCAGAGATTGCCGTCCGGACCGGTACACAGACCGGTGCAGCGCGCTGCCGCATTGAGTGGATAGGGCTTGAACGTCGAGGTATCCGCAACCACCGCCAGAGGCATCGGTTGGGGAGGGACGATCCCCGTATAGGGCATGTTCGGTTCACGCGGGATGTTGAGCGACAGCAGCCCACTCGTCACCGCGGGCCCGTCGTTGACCGTGATCGGTTCTACGCCCCCGGTACCCGACCCCCCGCCTGGCTCGAGGATGGGGCCGAACATCTCCCCGATAGAACTCACTGCGTTAGCAGGTCACTGCTGTGGTCGCGACCGTCACGGTCGTACCGGCCCACCTGAAAAACCACCCGGCAGGGACACGGACGCTCATTATCTCGCCCGCCGTAACCGGGGTGCTCGCAACAATCTGGTTCGCGACACCCGAGGTCGGACCGATGTTCACGGTGAACGCCGTGCCGGTCGTGGTGACCGTGAGGTAGACCATCGCGTCTTGCGTCGCGTTGACCGTGGCCGCGACGTTGTTGGTGAAGGTCGGGGACGAGAAGGTCGCAGATCCCGAGGTGTTGGACGGACCGGTAACGCTGGAAGCAGCAGCTGCGGTGCTGCCGATGATCGTCCCGAAGAGCTCTACCCCGAGCCCGATTGGCACTATTGCCGTCCAGCGAATACCGCGAGGATCGGAGTCCCCGCACCCGCGAGCGCGTAGAGAGACTGAGCATCCGTGCCGAGCCAGTTGATCGGCAGGCTCTCGTTGGGCTTGAGCGGGAAGCCACCTGTCGCGCCCGCGGCTGTCACGTTGGACCCGCCGAGGAAAATCGTGTTGGTCGCATCCAGATTCCGGATCATGGTCGGCAGCGGATCAGTGACCGCACCGGTCAGATTGCTCGTGAAGATCGCCGGGGGAAAGACCGGTACCGGAGTCGCGCCAGTCGTGACCTGAGTTTGGTTGACTCCCATGTCAGAACGGTAGCACTACGGCTTTTGCTGAGCCCTGAACGGCCTGACGGTCTGGTGCTGCTGATCCTGAGCAGCCAGTCGGAGCTGCCGCTTGGCCCATCGCTTCTTGGCATCCGCGGACCGCTGCCGGCGCAGCACCTCACGCTCCCTCTGCTCCTGCAGGGTCATCTGCCCGTAGTACGTGATCCAGAGCCCACAGCCGCCGTCACGGTCCTGCATGTCGTGAACCTCGTACCGCCACTTGCCGAGGGGATCGATCTGCTCCATCCGCCGCTTGATCCGGTTCACGATGTTGTTGCACTGCCGTCGTGTCGGACGACGGAGGATACGGCCCCTAACCCCCGGAGCCTCCTTGAACGGCAGCAGGTACTTCTCCCAGTTGAGCGTCCTCTTCTTGGAGCTCGGCTGGATCGGGGGTGGTTCCTCCCACCGGATGTCGATCAGGGCTTCCAGATCCATTGGAGTCTCCTCGGGCAGCCCGCGCATTGAATATCTCCTCCCCGTACTCACGTTGGATCTCGTACAGCCAGAGCCACGCTGCGTCCTCAAAGGCGTCCGTCAGGTTGTGGATCTCCGGAACCCGCCCAGAGGCCGCTACAGCGTCGATTTTGGCCAGTGCGGTGTCTGCCAGTCGGAAGCTCCGTTTAGACCGCTCTCCGCCCAAATCCGGGTCTGTGCGGTGCGTGTGCCGCTGCCTTCCCATCCTGCTCCTCCCTCGGTCGGCACTGCGCGCAGAGCGTGCCCTCGCCGTAGAACATCCGGCTACATCGCCGGCAGATCTTCTGCATGGCCAGATCGTATGTCCGACAGTGGCGGGCAGCAACCTAGAGATGGAGCGCCGGCAGGGACTGCGCCACGGTGGCCGGGGGCACCCCGGGGTACTCCTTCTGCAGCTGCGCGTACAGCTGCTGCAGGGTGGCCACAGGGGTCTCGTACTCGGGATTCCGGGGATCCGGTACCGACCCGAGATCCGCGATGGACGAGAAATCTCCGGTCTGCCACGCCTGGTCCGTCAGGCTCTTCGTGACCTGATACCGAGCCGCCGCCGTCTTGGCCGCTTCCTGCTTGAGATTGATGTGCTGGGGCTGGATCATCGGCACGCCGAGGGATTCGTAGATGTTCTTGACCAGAGCTCCGGACGACAGGTTGTGCCGAGCTCCTGCGATCTGCATGGCCGACTGCATCGCTCCGAGCTGCGGGACGATGCCCTTGGCCGCGGTGAGCAGGTTGCCCTGAGCGCCGGCCTCTTCGATCCCGTAGAACTGGTCATACGTGAGCTTCGGGTAGAGCGTGTTCGACCCGTAGATGATCTGGGGATCCACCATCGTGACCACCGAGGTGAGCACGGGGTTGATCGACTGGATGAACCCTGCGGCCGTCGCGTAGTTGGCCACGTCGCGCAGCGGATTCATGGCCCGGAAATCGAGCGCCGTCACATTGCCCTGATCGTCGGGGTGCCCGAGGAAGAACAGGAACTGATACCGGCTCGGGAGTCCCGATCCCTCATGGGTCGTGTCGTACTCGGCCATGTTCGCGAGCATCATCGCCCGCCACGGGTGGTCGGCCGGGAAGCTGAGCACGTACTGCAGAATGTGCTTCTCCCATCCGTAGAACGGCACGATGGTCCGGGCCACCTGACGCTCAAGGGGTGACATCTTCCGGAGGTCGCCCATCACCTTCTCGGCATGGCGCATCCCCTCGTAAGCCATTCGCTCGGGGGTCATGTCGTGTTCCACGCCGTGCTCATCGACGTACTTGCCGCCGTGCCGTGCCGCTTTCCGGCTGGCCTTGGCTGCACCGTCGAGGTATGCGATCGACCGCTGCATGTTCACGACATGGTGGGTGAATCGGAGGTTGATGTCCGCGAGCGCCTTGACCCAATGGAAGGGCTTGGCTGCTGCGAGCTTCACCTTCTGGTTGAGCTCAATGTCCTCTTGTGCGAGGTAGTGCGCCGTGTCCGCACCGCCCTGGTAGTGGAACTTGTAGGAGGCATCCTGCGCAGTGCGGGGGCGCAGCTGGTAATCGGTGGTCCCGATCTGGCTCGGGGTCGTGAGCAGATCCTCGGGCTGCTGTCCTGACCTGAGCATCTTCACCATGTCCCCGAGCATCGTGAACGCGTAGGGGGAGCTCCGGAGCGCGAGCAGGAAGGTGCCACCGAACACGATGTGCGCCGTGTACCGAGGTGAGAGTCCGAGGATGGAGTAGCGGAAGAGCTTGGTGGCCTTGTCGAGCACGCTCTTGGTCGGCAGTCCACCCTTGGTCAGCTTCTCCACCGCGCCGAGCAGATCCCGATCGATGTACACCTTGCCCTGGCCCCACTTGGGCATCCGGAACCCGAACGTCTTTTCGGGATCGAACTCCGTCAGGTTCCAGTCCTTGAGCTTGTTGTCAACCCAACTGTTGAACGATGACTCCGAGAGGTGGCCCACCTCGTCCGGGTAGCGGGTCATGATGCTGTCGATCAGCTGCTGATGGCCGACCGTGCGCGGCGACAGGTACGTGTTCACGTAGTCGATCGTGGCCGACTGGTCGAGCAGCTGCTTCGCTCCACGGTGGAGACCCGCCATGATGTCGAACCGAGAGCTGTCCATCCCCCACGTTCGGGGTGAGAACATATCGGGCTTCGGGATCCCGTTCGCGACGACCAGATGGATCCCGTAGCTGCCGGTCGCGTCCGCTCGGATCTGGCTGTCCGAGACATGCGGGATGTACTGCGGATCGAGACCTGCCATCCGGAGCCGGTTGATCTCGTTGAGTGCGGACGCCTGGGCCTCGTAGATGATGCTCTCGTCCACATGATCGAAGATCGGGTGATCGAACGCGCCCTCTACCGCTCGCTGTACCAGCGTGCCGAGCACGACGGGGTTGGACCGGATCTGTGCGATCTGCTCCTTCCCCCACTGGTACTTGTCCGCAAGCACCTGCTCGGTCTTGGAAAGGATGGTCGCGCTGGCTTCGTTCTCCACTAGATGCTTGGCCAGCGTCTGGAAGTAGAGATCATTGAACACGTCCGGTGGCTTTGCCCAGACGGCATCCGCGAACGCTTCCTGCGCCGCGATGTACTGCTTATAGACCAGGCTGATCCTGCCGTTTAGCGCCTTCTTCTTGTCGAGCTCGGCCTTGAGCACCCGCTCATCCTTCGCCTGTCGCTCCTTCGTGGCCTTCATTGTCTGGTCGTACATGCGGGTAAGCCGCTGCATCATCTGGTTCTTCATCTGCTCCATGTCACGGAGCTCCCGCTGATGCCGCGCTTCTAGCTGATCCCTGGTCGGGGTGCGCGCGATGTGATCCTGAATCTCGGCCTGCTTTTGGAGCTCCAACGCGTTGTGCTCGGCAGTTATGGCCTCTTTGGTACCGACCGCACCCGGAGGTGCCCACTCCCCCGCTTCCATCGCGTGGATGTAGTCCCGAGGTGCGGGCAGTCCCTGAGCTCTGCGGCCGGTTCTCCTCGTTGCCTGGTTCTCTCGGGCCTGCAGGTGCCGGGTGGTGGCCTTGGCCTTTTCCAGCTCGTACTTCTCATGGATGTTGCGGACGCCGCTTGTCAGATCTTCGGTGGCCTGTGCCTTCTGCCGTGCGTAGCCCTCATCGATGGTCCGCTTGAGCCGGTTGAACGACGCAGTGAGCATCCCGAACTGGGTGCGCTTCTGCCGGTCCAGAGTCCGGATCTGATCCGCGTGCTGCTGCTTCTGGGTGTCGATCTGCCTCTGGTAGAGCTCTTCCCGCTCAGGGTGACCGAGCTCCCAATGTTCTGCTCGGCCGTGGATCTCCATATCCATGTTCCGGCGCTCTTTGATGTGCTCCTGGGCCAGATCGTGGAGCTTCTGCACCTGATCGCGCACCGCACCGAACTGCTGCTGCTGCTCGGGGTTGAACGCCTCATCGGTGATGTCCACTGACTCTCGATCCCACTTGCTCATCCGTCGCAGTGACGCGCTGGTGAGGGTTACCACGTCCTCCCACCGGCCCTCGCGGACATGGTTCATGATCTGGTCGTTGAGCCCGCCGTCCCCAAAGAGCTTCTGGATGAGTCCCTTCTTGCCGAAGATGGCCCGCTGCCGCTTGCCGGGGAGATCTTCCACGACGTTGCCGGTGATCTGAATCTCCCGAACCGCCTTGTTGGCCGCGTTGAGTGTGCCCGCGACCATCCCCGTCGCCTGGTTGAGCTTGGCCTGCTTCACCACCCGTTCGGCCAGCTGCGGGATCACCTCCATGATGTCCTTGGTGGCCTGCTCGGCTGCTGCTCGGGCATTGAGGATCTTCTCGTTGTCCGTGACCGAATAGGTGCGGACCTTGCCGGTACGGGTCTCTGTCACCTGGGTGACACCCTCCCGTGCAATCGCCTGCTCCTTCGCGAACCGGATCGGCCCATCGATCAGCGCGTTGGCCATCTCCTTCACCTTGGGATCGACATCGGACATGTTCAGCCGCTCTTCCACGCTGAGCTTGCTGGCAGGATCCATCACCTCATGCAGCTGGTCCCATTCCTTCTTGCCCCAGTTCTCGCTGATCCGGTCGGCCTCCGCGAAGAGTGACCGCTCAAAGCCGGTGTAGCTATTCGGCAGAGTCTCATTCCCGTAGTACAGCGATTTCAGCTGCTCATTGACACCGATCTTCTTGCCCATGATCTGCGACAGCTTCTCGCCCACCGTGAGGTTCCGGAGCGGGCCCGAGGTACTGGTCGGGGTCTGCTTGATGTACCCCTTGAGCACCCGTCCCACCGTGGCCTTGCGAGCGTCGTCCACAGTCATGCCGACCCGAGCCGCCGCCTCGGACTCCGGGCCGATGAACGCCAATGGCTTCGCGATCGGCATCACGTCGAGGATCGAAGAGATGGGGTGGTCTGCCAGCATGGCAAGACCCTGTTCAATGTTCGGAGCCTGTAGCACCGTGCCCACGTCCATCACGCCCGGGATCCACGACAGCACCGTGGAGGTCATCGCATCCCCGAGCTTCTGCCACTCACTGGCCCCCTGCAGATGGTGCGCTCCGTCAATCAGATCAAACGTGTTCTTGACCGAATCCACCAGTCCGTTGTGGAGCGGGTGAATCGCGATGTCACCGATACCGGTGAAGATGTTGCGGAGATCGGTGATGCTGTTGCCGATGACGTTGCTGGGCTTGGCAGCCGTCGAGGGGGTCAGCTGCGCTCCCTGCTGGACGTTGCCGGCCGCGAGAACCCTCCGCTCCCGCTCGGACTGCGACATCGGATTGCCGTACTGGATCAGAAGCTGCGAGTCCTGCTGATAGATCGGGAAATAGTCGTTGTACTTGAGCCCGCGTGACTGAGCCCAGGCCGCGGTCTGCTGCCATGAGCTCTGGAACTTCTGCAGCGTGTCGCGGGATGCCACGTCTTAGGGGGTTGACGGACTACCGGGCTGATTGAGCGCGTTTGAGATCGCAGAGGTCGGGGACGCTGCGGATGTGGGATACGGCAAAGGTGGTGCCGTGCCCGACTGAGCCGTACCGAACGGATTGGCAGAGGTGGTGCTGCCGGGTGCGTTGCCCGCCGCATTGGCGGCTGCCCCGGTGATGAACGCGGGCGCTCCTTTGCCGGTGATGTAGGGGTAGCTGTAACCGGATGACAGGTGATAGGGCACCGCGGACGCGAGGGACTGCAGCAGCTGCTGGTAGGGAGCCGCCCGCATCACATCGGTCTCGGCTGTTCCCATCTCCTGCATGCCCTGCGAGATGAGCTTCTGGCCGGCCTGCTCGGCCTGTTCCAATCCGCCCATCGCTTGGGTCACGCCGGCACTCTGCGCCTGAGCCGCCTTGTCCTGCTGACTGAGCCACTGGCCGACTCCGGACTGCGCGTTCGGGCCAAGCATGGCCATCGCCTGTCCCGAGACCTGCGAATCGATCGCACCGAGGTTCTGACCGGAAACGAGTCCCTGCAGCCCCTGCCACTGCTGCAGATACGTGTTGGCCTCTGCGTTGGCCAGCTGCTCATAGGGGGATTGGCCGGGTGGGGGTGCCCCACCGCCGCCACCTCCGCCCCCGGGCGGCTTCCCCGGCTTCGGCTTCCCCTTCCCTTTCGCATCCGGGGGATGGATCTTCTCTGCCTCACGGGCTACCCCCTGACCGACCCCGAGATCTGACGCGAGCTGTCCGGGGAGTCCCGCGAGACTCATAGCCGTTGTCTCGCCCGCTCGCTCTAAGTGGGGGCCAACGGTCTCCCCTGCCCGAACGAGCGCGCGCCCTACTTCTGCCTCGTCCGCGCTGGGATCAGTGACAAGCCGCTCAAGGAACCCGCCGAATCCGCCGCCGCCGCCCTCATCCCGCTTCTTTTTCGGTGCCATCATCCACCTCCCGAGAGAGCCGCATTGAGATTGACGCCACCATGCAGCAGCGCGTAATAGCCGAGCGCGCCGCCCTGATAACCGGCCTGCTGGCCCTGTGCCTGCCCGAGTTGACCGTACAGCGAATCGAGGTTCTGCTGCCCTGCGAGACCGGCCTGGCCGATCCCGTAGTTCATCTGCGCGATGGCTTGATCGAGCGAGAGTCCCTGTTGCTGCGCGGTCAGTGCCAGCCCTGACTGGCCACGGGCAATCTCGCCCATCGAATACTTCTGCTGCGCCGCCTCACCAAGCTGCTCCAAACCGAACTGCTGCTGTTGGAAGCCGTACTGCGCCTCTTCCCCCTGCTGAGCGCGACCGATGCCGGCAAGCGCCCATTTGTTCTGAGCCGCTTGCGTCGCGACCTGCTGGCGCTGTCCGGGGGAGTACAGAGCTCCCGAGGTCGCCACCTGGCCCTGAGTTGCCGCCTGCTGGTTCTTGTAGGAGAGATCCTGCTGCTGTTTTTGCTGAGCGAAATCCTGCTCGGCCAGCGTGTGCTGGATCCCCGCAAGCTTCTCCCGCCCCGCCAGTCCCTGCTGTTGGAGCCCGTACTGGGTCTGCTCCAATCCGGCTTGCGCTGCGAGTCCTTGGCTCTGCAGGCCAAGCTGCTCAAAGCCGATGCCGGCTTGCGCCTGCTGGTAGGCACCGGCCTGCTGCATCTGAGCGACCTGTGCGTTGGTCTCGGGACCGGCCATGCCGATCTCGGCCATCAGCTGATCGATGTTGAGACCGGCCCCCGCGACCTGTCCGGCCGATCCACCTGCGAGGTACCCGAGCAGTTGGGACGACGGGTCCGCACTGCTCATCAACCCGCCTGCGGTAGATGCGTAACTCACCAGTCACTCCCCGTGAGTGCCCACGGTGGCCACTGCGACTGGCCGGTCGTGAACTGGTTGGGCTGATCGGTGAAGTTGCCCGTGTTGTCCATCGCGGCCGTGACGATCTCCTCGTAGCGCATCTTCGCGTCCTGCCAGGCGGGATCCTTGTCCTTGCGCTGCGCCTTGAAGGTCACGTACTCGTAGACCGCCTCCTCGTAGCCGGTGAGGATGTCCACCGGATCGGTCACCAGCTGGCACTCCACCGCCTCTCGGTAGCCGAACACGTTGAGGACGCCGGCCTGATCGGGCACCGGGAAGAGCCGGATCTGCAGATTCGGGGGGTTGCCCCACAGCGTGAACATCTGGGGCCATGCCGCGGGGAAGGTCTGGTACACGCCCCACGCCTGGTCGGACTCGTTGTACCCCATGAAATCGAGGGGGTAGATGAACACCTGACCGGTCGAGCTCGGCTGGAACTCCACCCGGTTGAGAGCGAACATCTCGCCGGGGGCCGTGTAGTTCTGCACGTTGGCCGCGACCGTGACCGGTTGCTTCTCTCGGAGGGTCCGCGTCCGTCGAGCGAAATCCTGCACCGCCAGGTTGATCCACCGCTGTAACTGCTGATCCGACCAGAACTGAGCAACCGGCTCATCGATGATGTCTCGGACGTTGTTGATCGCCTGTTGGGCGGTAATCACGCTCGGATCCTATAACCGGTTGGCCCAGTTTTGTATGGCCAAGAAGTTGACGGTCAGGTCGGGGGCCCCGAGGCTGTTCCAGCGGGGGATCGTCAGGATCGGACCCTTGACCTTGCTGTTGGGGGCAGCGATGTCGTTGGCCCAGATCGCGATCGTGAGCCAGTTGGCGTTCATCTCGTTCGGGATCCGGGGAGCCTTGTGGGGGATGAAGAGGGTCACCGTCGATCCGATCAGCTTGTTGACCGCATTGGCCCACTCTTCGATGTCGAGGAAATCCGCATTGAGATCCTGCGGGCTATAGCTCGGGACGCCCTTCACCGGGATGAAGAGCTTGGGCAGGGTGACGGTCGCCGCTGGAAAGACCGGCCCGATGGCGATGTAGTTCGGGTGGCCACCAGCTCCGACCGCAATCAGCGACCCGACCACGTTGGCAGGAATGGTCATGGGATAGACACCGGTTGCGCCCGGTGACACAACCTCTATCTCTGCGTTGTCCGGCCGAACCGCGATGCCGGCGACCGTGTTCGGAAAGGCCACCTTGGATCCGATGACATGGCCGACGCATGAGATGGGAATGAGGTAGTTGTGAGGGGCCACCGCTGCCGGGTCCACGATCGAGAACCAGGCATTTGCACCGTCGAGAGTGACCGCCACGTCAAACGGTTGGAACGATACGGCAGCACCAGGGATCGAATAGGTGACGAGTGTGTTGGTCGCCGTCGTGACGGACCACACATGCCCGGTGGAGTTGAGGGCCGAGGCGAACACCTGCGTGCCGTCAGGGGTGTAGGCGAGATATTGCGGTACGTCCGGTGCGGTAGTGATGACCGGCCCGACAACGAGGGTCGAGAGGTTGACCGGATAGATGCCGGTGCTGTGCGAGATGTAGGCGTGGATCCCATCGGGCGCGATCGCGATGCCCGCACCTCCGGAACCCGCGATCGTGAAGCTTGACCCGATCGTGAGGGCGGGGATGTTGACCTGCACAATCTTGGTCTGCCCGACGCACCATGCCGAGGTGCCGTCCGGGGTGAACCCAATATCCTCAATCGCCCCTGCACCGAGCGCGATGCTTGCGCCAGGTGTCAGGGTTGCCGTGGGGATCGGGATGATGCTTGCGCCGGTCGTGGCCAGGACGAGTGATTCATCAGGCGACACACGCAGCTTTGAGTTGACCGGAGCCGGTCCCGAGATCGGGATGGTCGCGGTGAACGTGTGGAGATGCGTGTCTATTTGATAGACATCGTGATTCGTTGTGTCGTTGATGTATGCGCCGTCGAGCAGACCCATTAGTTCTGTGAGGGCAGGTGGGCTCTCGTCGTGTAGCCGAAGTCGATGTTGTGGATGACGGGCATGTCGGCCGTCGAGATCGGGTTGTTGGCCACGTTGATCCGGATAGCTGGCTGTGTGACCCCAACGGCACCGATGTTGAAGCGGAGGAGCTGCGGCCCGCCGTTCTCCACATTGATCGGTCCGAACGGACCCGCGACGACAACGTTGTCGTCAAGGACCGTGATGGTCACCTGTCCCGTCCCCTGTGAGCAGGATGCACGGACGATGACTCTCCGGAGGTCGCAGACCTGATCCTGAGGTGCGAGCCGGATCGGGAGTGACTGCCACTGGTACGTCTGCGCCGCGATCTGGGGGTCGAACCGGTACATGAACACCTGAGAGGGATTCGGGATGGAGAGCTGCGCGCAGTAGATGAACTTGCCATTGACCGGCTGGACCCAGAAGAGATCGGCACCGCCCTGCGCCTTGCGGGGGTAGTACGTCCACCACGCGCCCTTCACCATGTCGAAGAGCCAGTTGTTGGAGAAGTAGATCATGTCCCCGAAGCTGTTGACGTAGAACCCATAGTTGTTGCTGTTGATGTTGTCGCCTGCCGTCCCCGGTGGGAACTCCGGGGGAAGGAAGAAGTTGTCATCGAGGTTCTGGCTGATCTTGTCCGAGGTGTTGGACCCGTTCCACGACCATGCACCGTTGTTGTAGGAGCAATAGATCAGGCCGGCCGGGGTCGATTCCGCCTTGCCGTAGAAGTTGCCGGTCGGTTGCACACCGGGCAGCTGGGTGACCGAGGGGGTATTGAGGTCACCCGTGACGATGGTTGCGCCGGCCCGCTTTTTGACGATGAAGAGCTCGCCGGCCGAGACCGATCCCGCCGCGCCGTACCCGTAGGGAGCCTCCGCGGCCAAGACAAGATTCTGATTGAGGAAGTTGTTGCGATAGAGCGGGGGGTCCGTGTAGTTGAGGTTCTCGTTGGTACTGAACCCGCCACCGGCCGGGTAGCTGTAGTTCTGTCCCGCCAAGCAGATGATGCGCGATTGGTGCATCACCAGCTGGCCCGCCACCGAGGGCGCGGTCGGAACGAGGTTGAGCGGGGGAGCGAACGTCGTCGGGGTGTTGGGGTCCGGATACATGTACAGCGCGCCCGAAGCGGACGGCTGTGCCGGACCACCGGAGGGAAAGACCACCACCGGGAAGTACGGGGGGAGAGGAGCGGGGTTGGTGGACACCGGCAGATTCGTGTTCGATGAGCGAGTCATCGCCGGGTACGGAGACCCGAAGATCCCTGCGGCCGTGGGTCGGGCCGTCGCCACGATCAGGTTGTACACGGACGACTCCACGATGAAGGACCCGGCCTGCCAGTTGTGACCGGTGACCCCAGAACCGGTGTCGTACTCCCCGATGACGATCGCTTCCGTCGTCCCGTCGTTGAGCTCGTCGTGAACCAGCAGGCCGACCACAAAGGTGTAGCCGCCACCTGTGGGGTTGAGCGGGCCCGGGAAGTTGTACGTCGCCGTCTGGGCCGGCAGGGCCGCGAGCCCGCCCGAGGGCAGCGCAAAGCAGTTGAAGGTTTGGAGACCGTCTGCCGCCCCCCGAGGTGCCGGGAGCATCCGGTCAACGGTGTTCCCTACCTTGGCACCACCCGAGGTGTAGCAGCCGGGTGAGAAATCACCGATGGATTCCCATTTGAGATTGGTGGTGTCGGGCTCGGCCACCCGTGTCTCCTCTGCTCAAGGATCGTCAGGACCAGGGCGCAGAGGTCTTGGACGCAGAGGATATTCCCCTCCGCTTGGATGCGCTCCTGTTCAATCTCTCTGACCGCGTTCTCTGCGAGCCGGTTGCGACCGGCCACCGATTCCCCGTTCGCATCCATGAACGTCTGGTAGAAGCGGGCATTGTGCGAGACCGACAGGCTCGCGTGGTCCCTCCGAAGATCGATCAGATCCGCGGTGAGCTGACAGAGCTCGGCTTCCAGCCGCTCGGTCTCGACATGGGGGTACCGCTGTGGCGCGAGGTAGTCCCCCGCGATGAAGCTCACAACAGACCGGGAGCCGCGTCCTCCGTTGCCTCTCCACCCTCGGGATCGTCAGCTGCCATGCCGGACTGCAGTGCCGCCATGCGGGTCTCCATCTGGGCCATCTGGCCACGCATCCGCTCAAACTCCGTCCGGGCATCGATGAGCCCGCCGTCCGGGGTGTTGTACTGCACCCTCGGGCCGTCCGGGTTGAAGATCGGCCAATCGATCGCCGTGTCATCCAGCCGGGTGACGGTGACCTTCGGGGCCATCTTCGGCAGCTGCTTGATCTTGTCGTGATAGAGCCCGTAAAAGACCGACATCCGGATGATCTCGCCCCGCCGTTCAGGGATGACGCCCATCGAGCCGTCCGGCAGGGTGAACGATTCGGTCTTGCGGTACTCCGAGCGCGGGTCACCGAGGTATCGGATGCAGACATGGAACGGGACGAACACCGGCTTGCCGGGAACGAGCACGTACTGACGACGCACTCCGGTCCATTCGATCGTCGCCTTGCCGTTGTTGGTGACCTTCAACATCTCGTCCGGATCGGACATGTTGATTTCACCAAGAAGGACGGGCGCAGTAGCCATCCTGATGTTCCTTTCGCTTACGACAGCTTGACGAGAAGGTCTCCGAGGGATTCCGGAGCGGGCGCGCCGATGGTGGACAGCCACGCACCGAGGTTGGTGCCGAGCGCCAGGGCAGCGTTCTTGCCCGCGCCGGGGTGAGCGGCCGAGAGCACCGCTGGGTTGTTGTTGGCCGTCGCCGTGTCCGTGTACGCCTTGCAGATCCCCGCCACGCAGATCTGAGCCGTGGCCCCGAACGGGATTGCGCCGGGGACACCGGGCTGCGGACTGTTCCCGCCGAGGATGATCCCCACGATGGCATTGGATCCCGCAACCGGCGCGATGGTGACCGTGGGGTACGGGGATGCCGCCGTGTTGGCCGACACGGTACCGTTCCACCCCTGCAAGACCGCGACCTGGCCGGGGATGAGGTTCCCATTGACCGTGCCACCCGAGGTGTAGGTGCCACCCGTGCTGTTGAAGTTGACCGTGAACGTGGTCGCGCTGGGCACCGCGACGACAGTCGCCGTGGTGACGACCGAGCCGAGACCGGGCATCGGAGCCAGGCCCACCACGCCCGTGATGGTCACCCTCTGTCCGATGATGAGACCGTGCGGGTTGACGCCCGTGGTGACGACAGCCTGCGCCGCCGCCGAGATCGCCGTGATCGCGTAGGTGTTACCAGCTGGGTCGGTCGCGTAGACCCCAATCAGCTTCGGAGTGTTGATGATGTCCCCTTGCGGGACGTTCACTCCAAGTGGGTTTGCCTGTACCTCTGATGGCATGTCCTGGTCTCCTTACGCCGCGAGGGCCGTGAACTTGCCCTGACGGGCAGGGTTGGCGCAGATCAGCTGGCAGTAGAGCTTCATGATCGCCGTCATGGCGTCCTGGTTCGGGGGCTTGACGAAATCTTCGATGACAAAGTTGCCACCCTGGCCGACGACGAACTTCCAATACTCCTCGTTGATGAAGAAGAGGTTGCCGTCGCCGGTCGCACCGAAGAAATCATCGATGTGGTCATCGCAGAGCCAGGGGACGTTGTTGTAGATCAGGTGATCGAAGCCGGCAGCAGCGAACTGCTGATCGACCATCGATACGCCCTTCCACTGCGTGGTGAGGTTCTGGTTGAGGTTCTGGTACCGGAGATAGTTGGCCCGGTCGCCCGCGATGACGGTCGGAGCGCGGCCACCGATGGTTGTGGCACCGAAGAGAGCCGAGAGAGCCGCGATGGTCATGGTCGCGGTCGTGGAGTCGATCTGGCTGTTGAGCCAGGTGTTCGATGAGCGGGTGATGCCGCCGTAGGTCGGGGCCACGGTGCCGTTGTCCACGGCCGCGTTGATCCCGAGCATGCTCTTCGGGTTGGTGCCGTCCGACCAGAAACCGTCCGCGAGGTTGTCGAGCCAGTCGAGCTTGGCCATCTCGAACTGCGCCGTGAGGTAGTCCATCGCTTTCTCGTCCGACTCGGACTGGTTGAGCGTCAGACCATCGACGGTCACGTTGTTGTACAGCTGCGCCCACGGGAAGGACCCGTCCTGCACCACGTCGAACGGTACGACGGTCAGGATCTCCGGACCGGTGTACCAACCACCTGATCCCGGCTTCTTGTACATCCACGGTTGCTCAATCCAGAGCCCGCCCTTGACGACATCCTTGTTGCGGGCCTTCATCCGGAAGGTGATCGGGGACGCGGTGAAGATCACGTCCGTGATGTACTTCATCAAGTACCGGTTCGACAGGGCGGTCAGGGTGTTGGTACCCCAGATCGGAATAGCCATTTGCTATGCGCTCCTCAGTTGATGGTGTCCCCTTGGGTCCGGAGCCAGTCGAGGGCTGAGCCCATCACTGCTTCCCGGGTATTCCCTTGGGGCTGTTCCGTCTGATTTGTCCTCGGGGTTGATCCGGAGGTGGAGGACAGCGCAGATGACTTCCGTTTCCGATCTTCGGCCAGCTGTTCTTGGCTCGGGACAGTACCACCAGCGGCTACCCGCTCGCGGAGTGCCGGTGTTGACCACACGGCCGTGTCCATCGCGATCGCGAATCCCTCCCGTAGAGATCCACCGACCCGCTCGGGGTTGTCGAGCATGCCGAGCTCGCCGGCCCGGTTCGCGATGGCATGGAGATCCTGCTGCGTCAGGCCCGGGTTGGCAGCCGCAAATGCCCTGATCGCGTCATTCCAGGCATCGATGACCTGCTGACGACGAGCCTGGTCGGCCGAGACCTGCTGCTGCTGCAGCCGTAGGGTCTCCCGCTCACCGAGCTGGCGGATCTCGTCCGCGATGTGCTGCTGCTGCCGGTAGAGAAAGACCGCCTGGGTGTCGTTGGGATCGATCCACTCGGGCAGGGCATTGGGGTCAGGGGCCGCGGGGGCACCGGGGGCAGGTCCGGTGTCCCCCACGATCGCCTGACGAAGCCGCTCGGCCTTGACTGGATCGGCCTGGGCTTGCCGGTCGAGGGTGAGATACGCCCTAAGGGTCTCCACAGGGATGTACTCCCCGTCCACCTCAACCATGCCGGGAGGAGCAAGGGTGGTCTCGGCGGACGCACCACCCTGCTCTTCTCCCGGTTCCAGCGCGACGCCCGTTTCCGGTATCGCGTCGCCCGTTGAAGCTCCCGATGCCTCAACGTCACCACCACCGTCGCCCTCGGTGGTGGTCTCCCCCTCCTCTGATAGCTCAGGGAAGTTTGCATGCAGATCCGCGAGCATCGCGTCGATGTCGAGCTCGGGTTCGATCGAATCCCCTGGCATCGCGTCGGTCATCAGCTCGCCTGCTGTTCCATGATCGAACGTCTGACATCTTCCATGTCAGGCCGCGGGATGTTCGGCATCGTGGTTCCGCCACCACCAGGGGGACCAGCGGGACCGGGTGGAGGTGGCCCACCCGCACCGGGCGGGGGACCACCCCCTCCGGGCGCTGCGGGTCCAGGCGGCTGCGCTCCACCCGGCTGCTGTTGCGCGGGCGCTGGCTTCAACCGACCCATGACCACCATCTCAAGCTGGTTCAGGAACTGCATATCCTGAGGGGCCACGTCGGGAGCCAGCTTCGCCTCCGCGATCGCCCGGTACACGTCACCAAGCGATTCTGTGAAAGACGCCGGCTGTTGAGACCGACCGGCAGGGGGCACTTAGAGACAGTCCTCGTCCTTCGGAGGAGTCGCCGCGATGCGATCCTCAAAGGTCTCGGCACCGTAGCTGCCCGTGGTGAAACCCTGCTTGCGGATGTCCACCTGGCCGGTGCCCTGCGGGAGCGTCGCCCCGTTGACAATCCGGTTCACACCCTTGTTTTTGTCTGCCATCGGAGCTACCTCCTAGCGCGCCAGTGCGGCGCTACCCGCGAAAGATAGCACCGCACTGGTTCGCGTGAACGAAATGGGTCAGGGGGGGTTACTTGCGCTTCCCGCCACGGTGACCATGACGCTTGCCGCGCCGAAAACGAGTCTCCATTTTGCCACCTCCCCTCCCGGCTCTGCCGGTGCGAGACATTTCCCGCATCGGGGTCTCAGAAGTGTTGCGGGTCTTACCGCGACGTTCCACGACGACTCCTCCGTGAGGATCGCTTCTTGCGACCAGGATGCCGCCGAGCATTGGAGAGGGACGCTGCCACAGCCTGCTTCTGCGGATAGCCAGAGTGCATCATCTCGCTGATGTTGCCACTCACGGTTTTCCGGTCAGCACCGGCTTTCAATGGCACGTCTAGAACGCTCTCCTTGTGCCCCGCCTCGGACCCATTCTCCTCTTGGATCCGTGACGGCTGCCAGCTTTCCGCAAGCGTGACATTGGGTTGGTGCGAACCTTACTGCGGACTCGTCGGGTCATCAGTCGTCGTCGTCGTCCGCGAAATCGATGATCGTGTGCCCACAGTGATCGTCGCCAAAGGTCGGCTCGGTCGCCTCGCGGACGTTGATCCCGCCCGGATAGTTGGTCGAGAGGTTCCCGTCGAAGTTGGCCAGGACGCGTGTCGGACGCCGGCTCGGTGAAACCTGCGGCTGGATCCGCGGTGCGGGCATGTCGTGACGGTACGCCCGATCAGTGCGGATGTCCAGTGCCCGGTCCGTGAGCAATACCGGCTTGGGCCTCGCCGCGCGCCTTGGCCTGCGCCATCATCGCGGCCTCTTCCTGCATCTTGCCCCTGATCCGCTGCCAGTGAGGGATCTGGTGGATCTGCAGCACGGTCTCGTTGTCCACCGCCCCGATCTCCTTCAACGCATCGATCTCCGCGACACGCGCGCCCCGAGATGTCGGCTTGGCCGATCCACAGTCCACGATGATCTGGTACCGGAGCGGCGCGAGCCCTTCCTTTGAGGGACGGAAGAAGTGGTTGGCTGCGAGCGACAGGGATGTCTGCCCGCCCTCGTCCCCGAGGATGGAGACCGTTCGATGCGTGTCGTAGTTGACCACGACCAGCTGGCACAGCATCTCCCCCAACTGGGCAAGAGCTCCTTCCAGATTGCGCAGTGAGGAGCGGATCGACACGAAACCGGCTTCCTGGGTGGCCTGCACCGTGGCCATCGCCTGTCGGCCTTGGGCCTGCGCACCCTTGGAGGTGCCCTGCAGACCGGAGATGTTCTCCATCCGTTCGATCCAGAACTTCACCGCGTCCATCACCATCGGTGGAAGGTTCGGAGGAGTGAGCCATTGGGGCTTCTGGCCCTGCCGATCGGCCATGTTGGCCTTCAACGTGATCCGCTGGCCGGCCTTGTTGACCATCGGGGTCCGGTTGATGCCCGATCCTTCAATGTCCATGAACACCGGATTGGAGATCAGGTTCACGTTGGCCATGACCATCGTGAGGATCCCGTTCAGCGCGAGCTGGCAGGGCGCGAGGTGCGACACGATCGGGGTTGACCAGAACTCGCCCATCTCGTCATCGACGTAGCGGACATAGGGATGCCGGTCCATGTCCCAGAGATCCTTGGCTGTCTCGTCCAGTAGGACAACGTGACCGGTGAAGAACACGACCCGCCACTCGTCGTACACCACCTTCTCGTCGGCACCGTGGAGAGGATTGGTGGTCTCCCGCTCGATCTCCACGTTCTCCTTGATCCAGCACTCGTACACATTGACGCCGGGGGTGCCGTACCGCTTGATCGAGGTGCCCTGCCCGGGCCCGCCGACCGCAACCGGTCCCTGCCCGAGATTGGTCGGGATGCCATCGGCCGCGTACTTTGGCCAGTTCTCGGCCATCGGCTTCTTGGAGTCCTCGGTCCGGTCCATCGTCTTCGCGGCCTCATCGATGGCTGCCTCTGAGGTGTTCGGGAACCGACGCCGGATCTCGTCCCATGTCCACTTGTGCCGCACAATGAACCAGTTGGCATCATCGAGGTTGGTCGCGTTGGGGTCCGGATAGAAATCCCACGGATCGACCCGCTGCACGTCGATGTTGCCCATGCCCCCATCGAGACCGGCATCCCACACGGCCTTCATGATCCCCGCGCCGTACAGGCCGGCATCCCAGATGGCCATGACCACCTGGCGGATCCAGTGCCGCGTTTTCCAGTTGGTCTTGAGCACGGTCTCCAAGTGCTCGCACAGGAGCTCTTCCATCTGCGCGTACGGACCGAACGGCTCGGCAGCGGGTGCGAGGTTGAACGCCATCTCCTGGTCGGTCATCCAGCCGACGCGTGCCCGCATGATGGGGAACACCTCGGAGTCCCGAGGGTCATCGGGAGACCGGCCCCACCGGTTCATGGCCAGCATGTAGTTCTTTCGCCACTGGTCGGTGCGACGACGCCGCGCCACCACCGCCTGCTGGTACATGTCATAGAGCTTGCCGGTGATCGGCTGCGCCTCAAGGTTCGGACTGTTCTCGATCTGGGTAAAGGTCATGGTTTGATCGCCAGTCCGCGGGTGCTATGCCACACGCCGTCCATGCTGCCCTGAGTACAGGCACACCGACCGGGCCGACCGACGATCGCTCCGGAGAGTGCGAGACACCCGACCGTGCCATGCAGTCCTCGGATATGCCCGCACTGGTTGCAGAAATCGGAGTCGGAGATCAGGGTCGCCACCTCATTCCGCCGCCACCACCCCGGATCCTTGTGCTGCTCGATGGTCATGCAGACCAGACCACCAGTGATCCGGTCGTGGTGCTGTTGAGGACAAACGAGGTGCCATCGATCGAGAGCAGCGTCGGCATCACCTTGTCGATCGGAAACCCGGTGTCACCTCCGACCCCCTTCAAGGTGAGGATGCCCGTATATCCGGTGAGCGGGGTAGGAAATGCGTAGTTGGGCGGGACGATCAGCGCCACGCTGGTACCGGTCGGTACCGTGATCGTGTTATTCCCGATCGCGAGAGTGATCTCCTGAACCACCGGGATACCCGCGGCGAGTGGGATGTAGTACGGCGGGAAGGTGCTCCCCGGCGCGGGAGATCCCTGCATGAGTCCCGAGATCTGGATCTGCCCGACCTGAGGCATCAGGCCATCTCCACCGCTGCCGCCGCCGCTTCCTGAAAGGTCTCGTCTGCTGCGCCGGCCTCTGCTGCCGCGCGCTTGCGCTCCTGTCGGTTCCGGGCCCGCCGCTCGTCCCGCTCTCGGAGCTCCTTGGCCTTGAACGCCGCGTCACTCACCACGAACCGCCTGGTCTGCTCGGCCTGATGGAGCTTTTCGTCGGTATCGATCCCCACGGCCGCATCGTCGTGGGTGTCCACCAGCTGCAGATCCACGTCGAATCCGAGCCGAGCGGACTGCTCCTCGGAGGCAATCTTGGTCAGATCCCTCGCGTGTGAGCGGGAGTTGACGACGCAGCCAAACGAGGGAGCGAAGTAGGGCTCAAAAGAATAGTCCAGATGAAACCGCCAGTCCCGCTTAGCAGGTAGGCCGCACTCACCGCACAGGATGGCATCCGCCCGCTCGGCCGAACGGAAATCCCCGCATGTCGGACAACGGTATCCATACTTCATCACTCCACCTCTCCGTACGCGGGCTCATCGTAACCGTCCGCGCCGACGCCCACAGGAACGTAGGGGCCGCTGTCGAATCCGTGGATCGAGGAGAAATCCGGAGGGTCAGAGGTGATGGTCGTCATGAGCGCGATCAGCATGGCCATTACAGTGTCGTCGTGGCCATCGGAGGAAGCCGGTCCCATCTCCACCCCGTCGAGGACTGTGTACTCCATCATCTCCAAATAGGTAGTTGGGTCGTGGATGATGAGAGCCCGCTTATTGAGGTAGTGCTGCAGGGAGCCGATCCCCCACGGCTTGGTGAGCTGGTTTGTAGACCACCCGAACACATGCCCTAACCGGTGCAGCGGACGGTCCGGACGACGCCACCGCCAGATGCTCGGGTACCGCATCGCCACTAGCATCGCGATGACACCGGCCCCGCCACCATTGATCTCCACGTTGACCATCGCGGTGTTGTACCAAAAGCCGAGGTTCGCGATGAGCTCTGCCAGCTCCGCATCGATTGCGTGACCGTGCCACACCGCTACCTGCTCAAGAGTGCTGCGGTTGAGCACCTGAATACAAGCTGGATCCCCGTACTGTGTACGACTGGGATCGCAACCGACCACGTACTCCATCTTTTTCTTCGCGTCCGGCAGCCGGTAGACCTTGAGCTCTCCCGAATAGTCCTTCATGAATCGGAGCGTGCCGTTGTCGTTGATGAGGTTGCCGCGACTCATCCCGACCTTGCTCCCGCGGAACTCACTTCCCTGTGGGAAGTAGCACTCGGACAGAGCCTGCAGGGGGAACACGTTGGAGCCGGTGGAGAGGAAGGCTTCCATCCAAGTGCAGGGAAACTCCTGTTGGAACTTCTCTTCGTCGCCGGCTAGTTCACGGATCTTCCGCCGCCGCCATGCGAGCTGCCCGAGGGTCAGATTGAAATCGTCGCGGAGATCGCGCTCCTTCATGGTGAGCTGCTTCTCGGTCAGCGACGTGCTACGGACCGTGTACTCGTTGTGCAGGAACCACGGGAAGAAGAGCGGGATGAAATCCGACTCCCCGTGCATGGCTTCCATCCACTGGTCGTAGAAGTACCCGCCGACACCGTTGGCAGTGGATTCCAGAATGATGATCGTCCCGTGCCGGGTCGGGACCGCGTTCATGAGGGCCGGGGTCAGATCCTCCGCATCGTCCCAGAACGCCACCTCGGAACAGTGAACCGCTTGGATGGTCGTCCCTCGGCCGGGGTCGGTGGTCTTGGCCGATTCCACCTTGAAGTTGCTCAAGGTCTCCCGCCATGACAGACGACGGATCGCGTTCCGGTCGGCCGTGAACCACGCCTTGTGTGGCCAGGTCTCCCAGAAGAGCTTGGTCATCTCAAACAGGGTCTCGGCCTTCTCCTTGTCCTGCGACATGACCAGGCAGTTACTGCCGGGAAACATGAAGCACCAGAGGAAGAGCAGCGCCTCGCTGAACGTGGAGAGTCCGAGCTGCCGGCCTTTCAACACGATGATCCGGATGGGCTGCTGGTTGTTGTGCTGGTACTGAACCTGCTGCACCATCTCGCGCTGTGCCCACGCAAACGCATCGTCTTTGTTGAGCTTCCGGAGGATCGCGTCCTTATCCTTGATCGTCAACTCGCTCATCCACGGCCACAAACGCAGACGGCGCATCCTCCTCCTCCTCTCCCTCTAACTCCAAGATGCGATCCTGAGAGATATGGGCCAGCAGTACCGACCGGGCGCGCTCCACCTCTTCGGGAGTCTGCCGTGCCGCGGTTGCGAGCGCCTTGCCCATGAGCGCCGCGGTTGCCTTGAGCTTGTCCTGAGGGGAACCATGCCGAATGATGTACAGCATCTCTTCATAGGCTTCCCAGGTCAGGAACGCCAGTGCCTCACTGAGCTCGGGGGTGCCGTATCGGCCCCGTCTGATGTTCACTGCCATCGCGCGCACCATCTCCGAATCGAGATCGAACAGGTTGGCCAGCGCGGTCGGTGGGATCCCGACACGGAGCCCCCGACGTAGGAGCTCGACCAGTGTTGCCGGATTGAGCGCGACCTGCGTATCGCTCACTCCGCGTCCTCCCTGGAGAGGGCGGCGGCATCCACGTCCGCAAGGCGTGAGTTGTGGAAGTGCGCCGCGGGTTCATGGAACACCGGGTCGGGCCAGGGC